TTCAATTAAACACCCGTAGAAATTCAGCACAGGGCCAGCAGTATTTTCTGAGTTCTGGTTTGTGAACATCAAAGTTTCGTTGGAAGCTTCAAAAATTATTTGGCAGCCGCCAATCGTTTCGGTGCTATCATTTGCTTCCCCACCTACCAACCGACCGAATTGTAAAACACACCCATCTGCAACAGGGTAGGTCGTGATAAAACCTGATCCAGTTTGCGTTGATTTTGTGCTAAGTGAAGCGTCCACGTCAGCAAGAAACGCACCAGACGTAAGCTCAAAATCACGGTTGCGCATTTGATAGCTTCTGCCTTGCGAACGCATGACAGTGTCAGACAACGCGCCGTCAACATCCGCAAGGTTTGAAGATATTACAAAGTCTTCGCCCGTACCGGGTGCAGAACTAAAGCCGCCGTCCGTTACCGTCACAGTGGTTGACGTGGCACTTTCAATAAACCGGACCTCCCAGTCGCCAGTGTTGGCACCATTTTGCCAAAGAAGAAAGCGGCCAGCGTCACCGCTTGCAGGAGCATCCCCAGATGAAAACTGAATGACAGTTGACGTGTTGCCAGCCGCGCCGGTAAACGACTTATAGGTGCCGCTGAGCGTGATTCGTTCACTTGTGCTTGTAATTGTTGCGGCCATGCTTCGCCTATGTTTCTCTAATTGATGCCAAAGTGCCGTCTGCGTTGTAAGAAAAGGTTGTTGTTGTCGTCACGCCGTTGATAGTTGTCTGAATCGTATTCACCGTGTAATTTTCGTTGTAGGTTAAAGCCTCAGACCCATTGTCATATTCAATTTCAACCACCAATTTTTGATCATTCCATGTAAAATTAGCGTTTTTCAGTTCTTGCGCCGCTGCGCCACCACCGCCACCGCCAACGAAACGCTGCACAATCTGGCCTGGCGTTCCCTTTTCGCCTTTAAGATCGACCAGCGCGCCCCACTCGCCGTTGGGCTGCTCAAATTGAAGGCTCGTATCCTTCCACCGATGGCGCGGCGCGTCACCCTTGGGACCAGGCGGGCCGGGCGGTCCCTGTTTGCCTTGCGGACCCTGAATTGACTTTCCAGGCTCGCCCCGATCCCCTTTTACGCTGTCGCCCTTGTCACCTTTTTCGCCCTTAAACCCTCTGAGACCGCGCAAGCCCTGAATGCTTTCGCCAGGTTCACCCTTTTCACCGCGCGCGCCGGGCTCGCCTTTGTCGCCCTTAATCGAATCGCCCTTGTCGCCCTTGTCGCCCTTGGGGCCAGGCACCTTAGACACGGCTTCAATGCTCGCCCGCAGGCGTTCTTCTGTTTGCTTGATTAAAACAAGCGCTTTCGGATCAAGACTGCCCATTCAATGCTCGGCTTGTTGCCTCATTAAGTTCAATCTGACTGCGCTCCGATTCGGTCAACTGACCTTGAGATTCAATCGGAACCGTCGCGCCTTGAACCATGAGTTTATCGCCGCCTTCTTGCGCCGCCATGTTCTCAATCGTCCGCACCTCATTCGGCGTGCGGATTGCATTCTGGATTGAGGTAGCATGGGCTTCCATGCGTGTTTTGAAATCGCCACGCAGAAGGCCATCAACGTTGAATTCAACATATTGCTTCGAACCGCGCGGGAACAGCTTCAAATTCATTTCCTGCTCGACCTGCTCAATCCATCGTTTCAGCGTGTGCTTAACAAATTGCAAGTCCTGTTGTTCTGTGTTGCTGAATGTGCCGTGTGTCAGATCCTGCAAGAACACTGGCGGCAAGCTATAAATCCGCGCAACTTGCTCAATGCTAAACCTTTGAAGCTCAATCAACTGCATTTCGTTCGGGTTGAAACCAAGAGTTTTTAATTCATGGCCCAAAGGCAGCGCGATTATTGACCTGTTATCATTCGCCAGCTTAGCTTGCGTCTTGGCAACATCTTCCGACGCTCGCGCCGCTGCTGCTCCGCTTGGGAACGGTCCTTGCAAAACCGCAGGCGGCACGCCACCGCTCTGAAAAGCCTTTTCGCCGTATCTGCTCGCCGCAATAGCCATGCCGATCGCTTCTCGGTTGGTCATTATTGGGCCGCGAACGTCCACAAAGTTTGACTTTAACATGAAAGGCACGTCGATGACTTCCGACGCGGCATATCTGATATTGTTGCAAATATATTCTTTGAGCTGCCTCTTGCCGTCCTGCCTGATTTCAACGCGCGTTTTTGCCGGATCAAGCGGAAACAGGTTTTTCACCGCGCCATTGCCAGCCCTCTCAATATAGGTGACGCAACGTCCGCCAGTGAAAACTTGGTCAAACATATATTTGCGCCATTCAAACGATGACATTTCATCGTTGGGCGCATCGTGCAAAATATTCTCAAGAGGACCAGACGCCCTAACCCTACCATTCGCCGTTTTACGGTAAACATGAAGCGGCAAGCCTGCGAGCGTTCCGCTTAAAAAATTGACCGCCGCCCAAATGGCCGGAACGCCCATTGCTGTGTCTAAATTGACTGTCACACCCGCTGTTGAGTGCGTATCTGCCCAGCCCATAATTTGCATGAAGTCATGGGCAGAAACCGGCGCGTTTGGGTTTTCTATGTTTCGGCTTTCCGATTTGCGAAAGCGGTCAAAAAATGCCATGAAACGGCCCTTGCTATATTTCTGCCCAACTTGTCCAAACTGCTTTGGTTGCGACCTCTCCGACTACCGACCTAACGGAAAACCCCTTGGGTTTTTATCATCGGAGAGGAACCTTGGCACTTTGATGCGGGCAAATTAACACGTTACGCGCTAAGCGTAAAGTCTGGGTCCTCCCAAGGCGATGTTGGCACAATTGTGTCGTTCATTGCCTCAACGCCAAGTGCCATTGCAAGCGCGACTAAGCCGTCAATCCTACCCACCGACTTGGCTTTGTTCAGCTTTCGATTGCCTGCCGGGTCGCGCTCCGCAACCGCATTTGCCGCGCACATATTCAAAACCGGGTTATTGCCGTGCCGCAGCTTGTGGCCGAGAACTAACTGTTCCAACTTATCAACCGCCGGGGCCATATCCTTGTAGCCTTGGCCAAATGCCTGCATAGGAAGCTGAACGCCGATCGCGTCAAGCTCGCGCGTAAAGTCATTGATCCGCCACCGGTCATACGCCATCAATTGCAGGTCAAAATCGCTGGAAGCCTCGGCCACATGCTGCGCCACAACGGCAGGCACAATGACCGGGCCATCAATCAGCGTAATGAAGCCTTGTTTTGCCCAAACGTCATACGGCACTTTGTCCTCTTGCGCCCGGTCGCGTATGCCATCGGCGGGCATGAAGAACTGCGGAACAACGTGGTATTCATCACCAACCGGAAAAACCATTACAAAAGCGGTCAAATCACGGCTGGACGAAAGGTCTAGGCCAGCAAAACACGTCATGCCGCCTTCAATAAGCGCGTCGCCCTTGTTCGCTTCCCATTCCCCACGGTTTAGGAATGGGCTGATCGCCTCAATCCGCTGGTTTAGGAACAGCCATCGAAAGCTATTCTCTTTGGCTGGAAGGCGCGCGGCCTGCTTTGCGTAGCCCTGCAGATCCTGTAAGGAGCGAAACTTACCCAGCGCGGGGTTGGCCGCTTTCCACGCTTTGCGATCCATCACGTCGCAATCTTCCGGCGCGGTGTAAACGTGGCTCACAATGCGCGGGTCTTTGGCGTTCTTGGCATCGTCCAGCCATATGCTGAACAAATCGCCGTCTGTTGAAGCCTGCGTGCTGATTGCAATCAACAGCGGGTCGTCATGCGCGCCTTGCGCGGTTTCGATCGCCTCAATAAAGCTGTCAGTAGGTCCGCGCACCTGGCCCACCTCATCCAAGATGGCCAGCACTGGTGACAAGCCGTGCGCTGTCCCGGCCTCCGCGCTGATCGCCCGATATTCCACATTCATAGGCAAGCCGATCAGCGATTTTTGCGACGGAATGACTTTTACCAACTGCGGCAAGCGCGGCGACAAACGCACCATTTTTTCCGCCAGCTTAAAAACAAGGCTGGCCTGCTCTCGGCTTCGCGCACCGGATATGATTTGGCTGTTCTGTCGCGCCTCCGGTCCGATAATGTGCGCAAGCGCAATCGCAGCGATCAGCGCCGACTTGCCATTCTTGCGCCCAACCGACAAGTAAGCGCGGCTTGTGCCTTTCGGCTTGTCGTATATGTCCAGAATAAACTTGCGCTGAAACGGCATCAGCTTAATCGGCTGGCCGACAAGCTTGCCCTCCGGCACGGGGCAGAACTTTTCAATAAACTGGCAGACTTTTTCGCCGCGTGTCGCCATCAGTTAGGCATCGCCAGCAAGCCGCCTTCTGACGCATCGTTAATCGCAGCGCGTGCGTTGCTCTGGTTTTTTGCAGCCCCATTTAATGTGCGCGGATCGCTCGCTTGCTGGTTTAATGACATTGAACGGATTACCGCAAGTTGCCGCCGCTCCACAGTGTCAATGATTGCTAAGAGCGGGTTAGGAATTTGCGTCCCGCGTTGGTTTTCTACGATTTCGCCTTGGTCATTAAGTTTAGAATCGTAGCTGCGAATGTCGGCCTCCATGCGCACCACCTTTGCCAGTAAAAGCAAGTCCATATCACGCCAATCTTCGCGTGCGCGCGCGCGCGTGAATTGCTGCCAAATTACGTGCTCTTCCTCGCTGCGCAATTCAATGCCCTCCGGCAATGGAACGCTCTCAATAGCGCCCTGAAAGCCGCCTAGCGCCGCTGTGACGCTGTTTTTGTCGCTTCGCCTCTTTGCCATGTTCCCTCAGTTTTTTCCGTAAACGCAATAAATGCAAGGTACGACCGCCGTC